AGACTTATTTAATGGTGAGATAGAAAGAGGTGTTGAACAAATAACACCACCAGCAGTAACTAATTTATATAGAAATACGTTTGGGCGTTATGCCAGAGAAGGAGTGCGAACCAGACGTGGTGATCCCATATTTACAGAAATGACTGCGGCAGATCACATTACAAACGCTATGGGTTTTGCCCCCAAAGAACTCACCTTCAGACAGGAATTGACAAGACAAGAGCAGAACATATCTGATGAAATAGATAGAGAAAGAACGAGGCTATTAAAAAATAATCATATTAAAAGACGTATGGGTGACTACGAAGCATGGCGTGAAAATTCAAAAGACATTAGAGAGTTTAATAAAAAAGTAAGGCGTAGGTTTCCCAAAGCAGTTATAAGTTTTGACACCTTAGATAAATCCATGAAGCGGCATAAACAAACTACTCTTGAAATGCACAACGGTGTAAGGGTGTCCCCCATATATAAATTAGCATTTGAAAGAAGTAGGCTGCAGTATATGCAAGGGTTTGATGCTTTATTTGATTAAAAAAAAGCCCCGCTTTTACACGGGGCAACGGGGAGAGAAACTACATTGTACGCCAAACACGCACACCTAACATACTATCTTCTATAACTATACGGGTTTCATACTGCCATTCTTTAAGTGCGAGTACATTTTTTAGTTGCCTCAGTGCTTTATCTGTATTTACACAGGGTATAAATACAGACATACCCACACGCATACTATCCCAATTTATTATCACGCGGAGACCGTCAGGGTCTATATCGTATATTTTAAGCATCTACCATATTAGAACAATCCATATTAATCCTAATCAACCTTGTCGCTGGTGTATGTAAAGAAACTCCTTTAGTTAGAGACAACGTTACACTTTTACCTGCTAGAGTTGGGTGATTAAACAAATCTTTCTCCATTGAAAGAAAGTCTATTTGATATTTTATACACCATTCTTTTAAAGGTTTTTTCCCCAAATATAAAAGTTTTGTGTCCGGTTCATATCTACCCACTATCCAAGTTCTAGGATCTTTTTCTGGTATCTTGATATGTTGATCTAGCCCATTGTTATTTAAACTTTCTTCCCCCTTCTTACGTCTGTCTTCTGTACTTTGTACTTTTAATATGTTGCCCCAATATTTTGACAAGTAATCCGATATTTGCTGTTCTACATTGGATTCCATTTCTTCAAGAGATTTTCTATTCGATTTTAAAAGTTCAATAACAAATTCTTTTTGTTTAACCATATCAAAATTGTGAAGTCCTAATTTTTTACTTATAAGAAGACCCATTAAAGAACAAGCAGCTTTTGCAGACCAAAACCTATTTACTGGAAGTAGCCCTGCCGCTTTGTCTAACTTTTTCTGAAGCTCTCTAGTTTCCGTCCTGTATTGACTAAGATTCCCCAAAACATGTTGTATGTATGGCACTCCTGCTACCCCATAAACGTCTTGTATTTTCATAGCTAACTCTCTAGCCCCCTCACTGTCATTTAAATCACCTAATAATTCTTCTGCCTTGTATTCTGCCAACCTTTGACCTTCTGCGGCTGGATTATCTTTTTCAGAGCTTATCTTTTGTATTAGACTTTCATTTGCACTACTCACCATTATGAAATTACAAGGATCGCCCCTCCATCGTTCTGTGTTTGCATCTTTTGACTGCCTGTTCCTCTGTTGTCCACCACTTATACTATAAGCAAAGTTAGAAAGGGCTTTTGGATCTTTACCAGTTAATTCGTCAATATATAGAGGTAAGTTTTTATATGCCTCTGCTCTACCCCAAATAGAGGCTTGAGTATCATCGTATTTAAGGCAATATTTTGCAGGGTTAGCCCATATACCTGCTGCGGCATACATGGCAGTGGATTTACCTACACCAGACTTACCGTGTACGTTTAATCCTGCCCCTTTCTCAGGCATAAATATCATTAACGGTGACCCAAAACCCGTGCCTATTATGTACTGGTGTAATTCAAACCCATCCTTGTTATAATAATCTGTTATCTCTTTCCATTCTTCTAAAGAACCTTTACTACCAAACAAATGAAAATACTGACCTGTATGTACAGAGGGTGGGTTTTCTAATATTTCGTCAGTGCGTATCTCTTTGTCACCAAGTATAAAACTTTGAAACTCCATTCCGTTATCACTTACCCAACCAAATTGGTTACGTGCTTTTTTAGCTCTGGTAGTGGCTTGCAATTCATTAATCCATGCATTTGTATATTTCATTAATTCTCCTATCCATAAGACTGATACGCCTTTCTCAGCTAGTGCTTCTTTAAATTTTTGCTGAGAAGCTACAGTTTTTAGAGAGATCGTAAATTTTTGAGGTTTTTCTTTAGGTAGACGTAGCTCCATAACTATACATTCACCTTCCATGTCATCCCTAATACGTTCCACTACATAGAGGTCGTTGTGGTATACAAGCACTTCCTCTATGTCTCCGTCTTTATTTTCCCTTCTATATACACCCCCATTCGCGCCTCTGAAATAAGGTTTAGGGTATATGGGGAAGTTTGATTCTACGTGAGGATCGGATTCTTTTATCCTGTTACCTAACACGATAGGGCTTTTTATCTTACCCCAGTGTTTACAGTTATCACATACGCCTTCGTTGTTTTCATCAAATCTTTCACATGTATGAACATATTCTACTGTGTCATACTTAGTATCTGTTTCTTCTGGGTCGTAACTTTTGTGTCCACAAGATATTTTATGTGCGCCTTTCCTACCACCATCAACACAGTGTTTGATAATAGATATACCGTTAAACCATAAAGGTTCTGGTATATCATTAGGGTTTTCGACAATATGTTTTAACTGAGCACATCCATCTCCTGACATTGATTTTTTTAGTATGTCTTTAAAATAACTCTCTCTATTACCCATTAGATTTGCCATCACAGCATTAGCACCTTCGGGTATGGGCGTGGGTGCTGGTGTAGTATCTACCCCTAGTAGAGATACAAACCGGTCAAAATCATGGAGTTCAAGAGATGGAGTACCGAAAAAAGTAACTTGTTTAGGTTCATTTTTATGGTTGTGGGTGTGAGGCACCCGTAAAACTCTGGCGGTATCTGACGTTACTGCAGGATCTGTTAATAACCCCTGTTCTTTTATTATTCTTTTAAACCTTGTGGCGGCTATCTTCCAGTCTTCCTTGAGCACTGCTTCTTTTAGTTGCCAGTGAACATGCACCCCATTACCAGAATTTACTATAAGCGGTTTGGGTAAAGAAAGTTTTCTGCAGAATCTTTGTAGTGCAGATAGGGCTTCGTGTTGAGAATTAAATTTTTTAGGGTCTTCTATATCTACATCTAAATCCAGAAAAAAAGATTTTAACTTCTTTGCATTATCTCCTGTCCTACGTGTAGGTTCAGTGAATGTACTTAAACCAAAAAAACAATCATACCCTTGGCTATCTAATTCATTTGCTTTATTAACTAAATCTTCTACATCGCTAAAAAATCGTGTTACTAATTTCTTTTTATCTTTAATACCTAGAAGGCAATAGTATCCTTCATCTCCTAGTGACCTTTGTAAAAAAGTATGAGTATCCATAGATGTCCCCGTTTAACATCTTTATACAAGTTATTGTGTTTTTTTAATTTTTAAAGTGCCCGTGTTCGACCACACGCACGGGCGACGTGTTCAACAGGTAGCAAAAGCACCTTGGTCTTAATCGTCCCAATCATCTACGATAGAGGATAAATCTTTATCAGCACCTTTAGTGCCTGTTGCTTTTGTCCTGACTATCTTCTTGGGTTCTTCGGGGGGTTCTTCTACAGCCTCAAACAAACTGCCTTGGGCTTCTTCTTCAAAAACAAATCCACCATCTAAGGATTCAAACACAGAACGAGCTTCTATAGGAACATACTTTAACACTTGTACTTGCTTGAGCCTTAACGATACACCACCCTCCATAGCATGAGGGATAAACTCAATGGCTATATTAACTATACTACCAGAAGTCAATTTAAACGTACTTGGTAATTCGTTATTTCGTGAATCAAACTGCTTGGGTCTAGGGACTTCTCTTCCGCTATAAGCAGCTTTTATTGTGGTTTTAAAAACAAAATCTCCATCGTCGTTCTTTTTTGGACGGGCTACACTATTGTTCCAACCCTTTTGTTTTTTCTCGTCATAGGCGGTTTTCATGCCCTTATGCAAAGCCTTTGCAGTTACTTCGTCTGCTACAAAACTCAACTCGTAACAGGCACCGTCATCGGTAGCAGAGCAAGGTACACTCTTACCCCGTTCTCCTGCTTGGGAGTCAAACCTATAAGGCTGATCTATCTTCGGGTACAACGCTTTTACTTCTCTTATATAATACATATTTTTTCCTCTAAGTGGCATTTATATCAAACCCATCTACGGTTTCAAATAAAGATTTACCTGTGCTAGAAGGCTCTGGTGTGAACGCTATAGCTTTGGAACAAGACTCGTCTTTCATTATCTCCTCCACTTCAAGTATCTCTTCATTATCTAAATTTCGCATGGGTTTAAAATAAAGTTTGGGTATTGAACTTTGTTCATCAAAATATATCCTTGTAAGGATACAACTAACTAACTCACCACGACTAGCAATATAATTAACATATTGTTGTAGTGGCATTTTACTACCCGCAGTAGCTCTACCATAAATGGAAGATGCAGGTATTTGCAACTGGTACACCTCGTCTAGCCTATCTTCAAACACAATAGCTACCCTTTGGAAGTACCTGCAAGCACGTCCACCATACGAACCTGACCCTCTAATATTCTGACGACAATCCATACAACGTAATGCTTGTTTCTGGCTTACTGGGACATCGTTTGCAGGTCGTTGCGTGTCTAACGACCAACATGTAGGTGCCGTATGATTATCAGGGTCGTAAAAGCCCTCATAGTAGGATCTAGCAACATCAGCGGCTCCTACAATTACAACGTCCATAGTTTTGTTAGCACCTGTAGTGGCTTCTATACCATCAACAAATTCGGCAAATCTACCACCACGAATACTAACTCTACGCACTTTCTTCGGTGTCCTTTGCCTTCATAAGCGCATCAGAGACCTCGGATAATCTAAACCTGTAAGTGTTACCTATCTTTAAAAAAGAATCTTTTGGTAAGTTATCTGTGCGAATCCAAGTCCTTACCGTAGAAATAGATACATCAAAATGGTCTGCAACTTTTTCAATA